GAGGTAAAACCACCATATTTCATTGTGAGATTCTACAGTTCCTGCATATACATATGGCAAAGCATCAAAGTTAATATCATTAAACACATGGTCTCTTAAACTACATGGCAATGTATCTACACGGCCATTATAAAAATAAAATTTATCCGTTCCCATCCAGAATAAAACATTACTAGCTACTGCTACACAACGAGGACTAGCTATAGATATGTTTGTCTCCAACTCTTGTAAACTAAATACTTCGCTGGTTCCTAAAAACTGTAAAGAATGAACAGACATATCCGTAAAAACTAATGTCTCTTGTCTGGTTCTAAACGCTGTTACGATTCTAGAACCACTACTAACTCTTAAAAATCCTGCACTGTTTGTTAATTCTGGTTTGAAGTTTTGCGGTTCATCTTGATTTGCAAATCTAATAAGCAATGGGTCAAATGTTCCTGTATCTTCTGCTGTGTTTGCTCCAGAAAAAGGAGTAGCCCCAAATGCCAATAGATGTCTGTCTGTTTGAGACACCATAATCTGCCCAACTTCGGCAGGCACATTACTTGCTCCAGATAACAAAGACAACTTTACTGCTCTGGTAGCAAGGGCAGTTCCCGGGTCTGTTAACAGTCCTCTTTCCCAATAAAATATAGCTCCTTTGCCGCCAGTATTTACATTCATAATTAAGTCATTGTCAAAGTTATCAAAAAACCAAACAGTCAATGGTAATAATATTGGTTGTAACGCACCAGAACCCCAGCCTAATCTACCCCATGTACCAACTCCCCATCCATATCCATAAGTAACCGTGCCGTTTCCGACTGGTATTTCGTATGTACCTATAGCACTAGGTCCACCATCTCCTGTATCAGAAGCATTAGCAGTCACTGACGCAGATATACTGTAATTGTCAACATCTATTTCTGTTACTTCGTAGTTTTGGTTTAATACATCAGCAGTTATATTCCCACCTAAAGAAGAAGCCCCAGAAAAAGTTACAAAATCACCAGTGTTTGTTCCGTGCGCTGTTGCTTCTACAGCTATAACAGCGGATGTATTTGTAGCAGAAAAAGCATGAACAGCTAAAGTTGTATCAGCAGAACGTAGAGGGGTTATATCATTTAAGTTGGTTCCAACCTCTATATATGTTTTAGAATTTGTGCCTATGGCTAAAAAATTATCATCAAAAGATGTTACCCATCCAAATAAAGCTCTACAAGTCCCTAATATAGAAGACGGTGAATAAGTCATCCAACCGTTTAATTTTTCAGGATACCCGTTTAAAAATCGAACTTTGTCACACTCAAACCAACCACCTTCGTTAGAGTAGTTTGTTATATTTCTATTTATACCGGGTCTAAATTGTAGTTTTTGTAAAGCCATATTAGTAAGACCAGACTGTTGGCCTTGGTCTTTCTTCTGAGTTTTCTAGTGTATCTAAATGAATAAATCTTCCTGAGCCTTTTTGCTGTATGCCTATTCCAGTAAAACCTTTAGTCAATGCTAATGACAATAAATGGAAGGCATCTTCTCTAGATACCGCTATATCTGCGGCCTGACCAGTTGTGTGAGCGCCCGGAGTCTTTTTCTTTCTTTCAATAGGATGACTTGTATGTCTATATCCTGATGTAATTTTCATAGGCTTACCGAAAGCTAAACGTAAGTCGTTTAATTTGTCTATAAACTCTGGGTTCATATCACATTGTCCAGTATGTGAACATTTAAATTCATACTGTGAAAAATAAGTGCTTGTGTTCCAATCCATCATTTTTTCATTAGTCCTTTTATCTCTTCTGTTTTATCTTTACTACCCACCGAACTGCCAAAGTAATACGAACAAACCAATCCTACTAAAGTTGTTAAATTGCCTAGCAAAAAGATTAAAATATCTTTATTAGCAGGTGTAACTTCCAAGAATAATATGACAGCAAATAAAGCAAAGGTAAGTCCAACAATACCTAAAGCCAATACGCTAGTAATTATTTTATTTAACCAAGGGCTATGCTCACTGGTAGAGATAGCCATTTCACGCTGTCTTGCGCTATCTTTATCAGCAAACTCAGCTTCCATGCGTTTAAGACTTCCGTCCTGCTCCATTTTTTTTAATTGTTGGAGAGCCTTTTGTTTAGCTTGCGGGTCGGGAATCAACTTATCCACAAGTTTCTCTCCTATTGGTAATAACCCTGATATTAAATTAAGCAACTTTATCTCCTTTACTTGCTTTAAAAAACTTCTTTTCTATTTTACAGCCTTTGTCTGTTTTTGGTTCAAACCAATTAAACCCTCTTTTAGTATTAGCGCACCAGTATGTACATAGGTCTCTTTCTACCCACTTTAACTTACAGTAATACTGATCTACATGAGGTACCATGGTAGCCATCCAGAACGCTATACTAATCATTTACTTGCTTCCATAATTGCTGTCCATGCAAAATGTAGTAGCCATATCAATATTAATACAAGGGTTCCAATTGCCACTCCCATCTTTGTGTTATATATGAAAGCTTTCCGCCTTCGCATCTGATTGTATATTTGGGCTTTGCGTTTGGCTTTGATGTCACGGCGTATCTTAATGAAGGCTCGATACCCATAAGGCCCATCCATTCCAAGATGGTGAAGCTTTCCCCATGTAAATTCATGCTTGATTGCGTCCTCCATCTCTTTAATCTTCTTTTTTGCGATAAGTTCATCAAACGCTTCTGCCGTTTCGCTTTTGTCCCAAGTTAATTTTTGCCATAGTGTAGGACGTTTAAACTTCCTTTCTTGCCCCATCCATTCTTGTAAATCAGAAACATGACCACTCCAAGTTGATAATTGACTAAAAATATCTTCTAGGTCTTTGCCTACCTGAATAGCTTTCTTGACACCATTAAAAGCTAAATTTGCGGCGCTCAATGCAGTGATTGGATCTATCACCGCTTACTACTCTGGAGTATTTAATACCCACCCCTGTGTATTATCTACTTGATATGCGTTCTCATCCCAACTATAAAATTTACCTGCGCTAATTTCTTCTTCGGTTAATGTTGGTTCAGTTATGGGAGCAACCCAAGTAGCTTCAGCCGTAGCCATAGACCAACTGTTATATGGTTTAGGAGGCATAAATAAATCTTGCTCTGCAAAATATGTATACCCTCTGCCTGCGTAATTACCTCTAAAATTACCGTTATACGAAGTTTGCTTCCATGTACCACCTAAGACTTTTTCTAAATGCGCCTGTCCTATATACTCTTTTTCAACACCGTTTACGTCTGCGGTATCTTTGTTATCTACTACGGTGACTCTTAGTACAATATTATTGCTATCAAGTTCAGCAAAATGTGCCATCTTATGCTCCTATGTGTAATCCAGTAAGTTCTATATCTTCGCCAATATAGCCTTTTAAAAATGTGTTAAACGATAAACTAATTCTTTCTTTTCCTACTACTGTTTTTACCATGTGTAATAAATTAGAAGGGAATAAAACCAAATCATTTGTGCCTGTTTCTAACCACCAACTTGTACTATTAAAAAGATTGTAATTTTTAGCCGGTATTTTTAATACTCTTAAATTTTCTTTAAAAAAATAAATCTTGTCTTTTGTTTTGTCAGCTTGAACATAAAATACACCAGAAATAAAACTATTTGGATGAATGTGTTCGTGATGAAACTGGCCTTCCTTTGTGTAATTACACCATGATTGAGTTATATAAGGTTCAACATCATTTTTAGGTACATAGATATTTTGAAAATATTCTTTTAAAGATTTTTCAATAAACTGTTTTAGTTTTTTCATTTCTTTATTTTCTAAAATATTATTATCAATAGATGTTGTATTTCCTGTGTTTTTTCTTGTCTCTTGTTCAACTAAAAACTTTGTTTCTTTTTTTGTAATACCTTCGTATTTAAAAAATGTGACCGCAGTCGGAAACAATGAATGAGTTATCAATCTAATCCTCCGTTAATGTGTCCTTGCATTTTTGCTATTTCTTCTTTTTGTTCCGGTTTCCAAATTGTGTTTATAGAATCTTCAAACTCTCGTGCTTTCTTTTGTACTTCTCGAACTTCTTCCATAGAAGGGCATGGTCTATCATCTTCCCATCGAGTAAACGTTGAATTAGATATTTCCCACTTAGCACCCGGACGTAACATTTCCATAGCACTGTCAATCCCAGTTAATCTATAAATTTTATCTTTTGGTTTTGTTTTCATTAAAACTCCTATGCGTTCATAGTTATTACAACAATTCCAGAGCCGCCATTTTGTGAACGAGCAGTTGTAACACCTCCACCTCCGCCGCCTCCAGTATTAGCTGTACCTGCGGTAGCGGCTGAACTATTTGAACCTTGTCCTCCTCCACCAGTGCCTCCTGAAGCAGGACTAGTTGCATCATTTGCACCGCCACCGCCTCCACCTGCGTAAGTAGTTGATACTCCTGTAATTGATGAAGCAGAACCATTTCCACCTGCTCCACCTGCCTTACTAGGTGCATCAAAATCACCGCCCGATGCTCCTGCACCGCCACCACCGCCGCAAGCAACGTAATCACCATTTTCATGCCTTCCGTCACCTCCCGAATTACCTTGTGATGATGTAGTCTCACCAGTTATAGGAGTTATTGCTATTGCACTACCGCCCGTACCATTTCCAGATGTAGTTGGAGGCGCATAAATGCCTCCACCTCCTCCTCCAGAACCACCATTGGGCGCATTGGCTATTGATGTACTGCCAAAACCACCGCCAAAGCCACCGCCGTCAGATGTTACTGTATTAAAAGTAGAATCTTCGCCTTGCATCCCACTTGTTGAGCCACCACCAGTAAAAGGTGGTGTAGTTCCTCCTGCTCCTACAGTTACGGTGTACTCTGTTCCTGCGGAAACGCTCATTCCTGTACCAGTTCGGAATCCGCCCGCTCCACCACCTCCACCAAAATCTTGCGAGCCTTGTGTTCCACCAGATCCTCCTCCTGCAACCACTAAATAATCAACAGAAGATACTCCAGTAGGACATTTCCATTTTGTTGTGCCTTTAAATATTAGTGGGGTACCTGTAGATAATGTATATTTGATAATTACAACTCCAGAACCGCCTGTTCCGCCGGATACAGCACCGACTCCATTAGAAGCGCCACCAGCTCCTCCGCCAGTATTGGCCGTTCCATTTTCAGGCGCATTAGGAGCAGTGTTAAAGTCTCCTCCATTACCACCTCCTCCTTGGCCGCCAGAGCCTCTAGTTCCTGCTCCTGATCCGCCACCGCCACCACCTGCATAAAATGTCGCAACTCCTGTAATACTAGATTCAGAGCCATCTCCTCCAGCTCCGCCTCCCGGACTAAGTGCTGACGTAGCGTCATCACCTGCTTCTCCTGCGCCACCTCCTCCTCCACCTGCGAAAGCTGGTCCGCCTGAACCAGCTCCTCCTGAATTACCTAATCCGGGGCTAGGTTGATTAGAAGAGGCCCCTGCACCGCTAGGGTTTCCCCCTCCACCACCAGAGCCTCCTGATGAACCTGCGCTTCCACTACCGCCTGATGCGCCTCCACCTGCACCTCCACCAATTGCGGAAATTGAAAAAGTTTGAAAAGTAGAGTTACTTCCATTAGTGTTACTGCCTCCTCCAGCACCTACGGTTATAGAATAATCTGTCCCCGCTGTAACACTAAA